CGCGCTGCGTTGAGTATATTTGCGCCGTCGTTGCAGCTCCCGCGGAATCGAAGGCGCTTGAGTTGTCGAACGCAGCGGAACCCAGTCCAGTCACCTGCTCCGCCGAAATCGTCGCCGACTGAATGACGCCAGCGTAATCGACAGCGAAAACAATCGTACCGTTGTTTGAAACCTCGGCGAGATTTCCGGACGTGTGCGCAAGTGACGTGTTGAATTTGTACGGCGTGCTTCCGTCCGTGATGGTCGGGTTCAGTAAAAACAACTGCCCGAGATTGCTTCCGGCCTCCGTCGAAACCTGAGAACTTGTGGAAACGTTCTCGATGTAGGTGTAATTGTTACCGTTCGTTCCCTCGATATATGTGTCGACTCCACCGTCAGCGGAAACGTTCGTGTACTGCTGAGCGTTTTTGTCGGTTCCGTAGGACGACAAATCAAAGCTGGAATTTCCGGTGGTGGCCCCCTGTACTGCCTGCGAATAATCGCCACCGTTTTGGACCTTCAGCGACACCTGACCGCTGTTCGCGTCACCAAGTGCGACGTCCGAAAGAAGGCTGATATTTGACCGGGTGAAACTGGCCCCGCCCGACCACGCAATAGCCGCGGCGCTTCCCATTGTCCCGCCAGCAAGCGGCAGGTAGTCTCCGAGTGATCCATTGACGAATGCGAGCGTTCCGAGCCCGAGGCTGTTTGAGACGCCTTCGTAATCCGCCAGCACGACGGCGGCGATTGGCGATGGTGTTTGCAGTACGCCATCCAGAACGGACACGATGCCGGTTCCTGATGGGGCTGGGCCTGCTGGCCCTTGCGCGCCGTCTGCTCCGTCAGCGCCGATGATGCCGTCCTGGCCTGGATCCCCCTTGTCGCCCTTCGCGCCACTCAGGACCGTCAGCTCGACATTGTGCACCGCAGGCGCGTCAATGCTCAGCGACACGTCCAGAGGCGCAGGTTCGTTTACAGATATAGTGACGTTATCGCTCATCAGTCGTGCGTCACGTCGGCGATTACTAAAGCCCGCATCGTGACGAGCGTGGTTTTCGGGAGACTGCCGGACTTCAACTCAATATCACCGATCATGATTCCGGCCGGTAAAGATACCGTGTCCGTGGCGGGAGCGCTCAGGTCAAACGACAGGACGCCGACTCCATCAGACTCCGTTACCGTGACGCTGAATTCGTGCTCGTAGATCAGCTCTCCGTCAGGCGATGCGCGCCACTGGGCCCGCACTGAGTTGTTATCCCAGAACGCGGAACCTTCGCCGGCCGGACCACTGAAGTTGAACGTGCCGCCTCGGAAGTCGTCACCGCGTTTGATGGTGTACGTCTTTGCGATTGCGCCGTTGCCTGTGGATGGGTTGATCATCGGACGTCTGTGGATACTTCGAAGCGCGTGCCACCGGTCAGGAACGTGACCCCGGAGTGGTTTGTAATGTTCGCCATCGTGCTGCCGTAAAGGCGAACGTTTGCCGTTGTGCCTGCGGCGATTGAATAGGTGGCGCCCGGGTCAACGATCAGGACGCAGTCGCGAAGTGCTGTCTCATTGTTCGCGGCTAGCAGATATACCGCCCGCCCGTCGGCGGATACGGAGGTCCCTTTGATTCGGGTGCGATTGATCGTGACAACCGCGTCGGTTCCGCTGAACAGTACCGGCCAGTCGCCATCGCCAACAATCTCGTCCGCCTCCACCGTGCTGTACCCGTCCGCGAAATCCGCGACGGTGGTTCCCTTCATGGTCTTGCAGTGGATGCTGTTCGTGATTCCCTCAGTGACCCAGTTGAGAACGCGGGTATTGAGTGGGTCCACGAAAACACCGTCACCAGTGATGTCCGAGTTTCCGGAGCCTCCAGTAGAGTTATCAAATATCGACGTTACAGCGGAATTGTTCGTGACGATTGCGCCGTTGAAAAAGTGCCAGTTCACGCCCGCCTTTTGCAAGTCGCTGTCTGCGTAACCGCCCGGAAGAACCATGATCGTGTCGCCAGAAAACGCCGCGGCCTTTGCGGCGCTGAGCGTTAGGAATGCCGCGCCGACGTTCTCGCGTACTCCGGATGAGTCGTTCCCAGTTTTGCTGACCCATACCGTATTGCCCGCGAGCGTGGAACCCGAGGCGTTGAAAACGACGCTGGTTGCCGTAGTGGCGAGCGTCATCCCGGAACCCGCCTCAAGGCTCACGAGTCCCGTCGCGAGCCTCACGGGCTTCACTGTGGCGTTACTGGTGCCCAGTTGCGCGAGGCTGCCGGACGTCGCGTAATCAAGAGCCGAAAGTAGATGGTTGGCGATGGTTGCCCGAACGCCTGACGCCTCCACAGTGATCGGAAGCCGGAGCGTGTACGCTGCCCCGATTGACTGCGTGGACATAGTGACGCTCGCGTAGTTCGTTGGGTTGAGCGTTACCGTCAGCGCCTGCCCGTTCGTACCGCGCAGCGAAACGTAGGTGATGCCGTCAGATGCCGGCGAGATGCCGGCGAAAGGATGGCCCGCGGAGTGAATCAGGAACGCCTGAACCTGTTGCGCGATGTTTGTGCCATTGACGCTCGTGAGCGGGATTTGTGCCCCCGGGCTCGTGATGGTGTTCGTCCAGCGCCTGACGTCCGTGTTGACGGTCACGCTGGCGCCAGATCCGCCGGACGCGGTAACCAGGTTGGCGGCGTTCGTGAAAGTGATGGTCGCCGTCACGATTTGGGCGCACGGTTTGAACGGGGCGAACCACAGGGCGGCCAGCGAAAGAAACGCCGCCAGATGCCAACGGTGCGCGATTGTGGGTGTCTTCATGAAATTGGGTCAGCCCGAAACGCGCCGTCGTCATCCACGTAGATTCGCACGCCCTTCCCGTTGACGTTCATCAAGTCAAAGCTTCCGGTGTGGATAACCCGCACGAACGCGGCATTGGCGGCCTCGGCTGAAAGCGGCGTGAGCGGCGCCGGAACCGTCGCAACGCCGTCCTGAATCACGCTGGCGTGAATCGTGACCGGCTCCTGCAATACAGTAGTGGGGGTGCCTCCTTCGGTTTTGCGGATCTGAAACCATACCGGAGCGGAGGCGGCCGACCCCAGCAGTGCGTCAATCTCCGCCGTGTTCATTGGCAGCGTGGCCTCAAAATACGGCTGCCCAAGGTCACCCGATGGCGTCCACGTGAATTGCTGCGTGTAGTACGTCGCCCCAGATCCGGACTTGGCCCCGATCGCAACCTCCAGCGTGATGCCGGACACCGGAACCTGATCGAAGCTCTTCAGTCGCCCGTACCCTGAAAGGAGCCAGATCCTGAGCTTCAGCGAGTCCGCCTGAACGAAGCGCGGCAGCTTGGCGGCCGTGGAGTCGTTAACCCCTCCGACCGCTATCCCGCGGTCGATGTCGATGTAGAGGTTAGCGGAGGCCACAGTAATGAGGGGTTGTCATCCAGTTAGAGCGACGGGAGAGCGTCAATCGTTAGGCAGCGCAAAGCAATTCCTGCGGTGCAGTTCTCGGATACCTCAGATGTAAACTTGATCTTTCCGTCCACTAAGTTGACCACAGAAGGGGTCGTGCTTCCTCCAGATATTGCTCCGTTGCAAGGCACGTAATCGCCAATCGGAGTTCCGAGTTGTTGCGTTGCGGCTGTGACGTTGGCTATTTCAAACGTACAGTTTACGCCGTCAATCGTCTGCTTCAGTTCGCTGGACATGGAGAATCGATGCACAGCTGACTGTGCGGTTGCTTGAAGTGCAATTTGCATGGTTGCCAGGTTGTGGTTGTCGGCGGTGTACATATTCAGCCTAATGTCCGCCTGAGCGAGCGTGGCGGGCGTAACTTGAACGGCGGTCATATCAATAATCAAGACCGTCCGGACTCTCTTGCCGCTTCTGAGCGCATCCTTAATGTCCGACTCTATAGCAGAAGTCCACCCCGTGATTGCGCTACCGACATCGGTTTCCGGAGCCGTCGTGTTGTCGCCAAGCGCGATAGCAACTGCGCCGCAGTAGTTGAACAGGCGCTTGTCGCCGTCGGTAGCCGTCTTCCTTGTCGAATCGTACTCTATAACCACCCCTCGCGTCGTGCGGCTTGTGCGTGCGCCGGGCGTGTCAGAAATGCGCGAGCGTTCGACAGCGTCCTTTTGGCCACGCTGAAAGTTGGCCTCGGAGCTTGAACCTGTTGGCGTGCGAAGTTGGCTTCCTATCACGGGAACTCCTCCAATGGACCCTGCGGCTCAAACACGAGTCGCGTGCATCCTCCGAGCCAATACTCCGTGGAAATGTCAATGCGGTTGTTAGCGGCCATTGTCTCCTGAGCTGGAAGCTTTCGCCAACCCCATATCAGGTCCTCGTTTGTTGGTATCTGGACATCAAGATTCTGGATCTTGTAAATCAGCCGAGCCGGGCAAGGTTTCGTCCAGAGCGTGACGTTTGAGATCTCGCGAATAAGCGCTGGCGTCGAGTAAACCTTCTCGACTCCGATATCAGCAATGTTTGCCGCGTAATTTCCGGCAACGTTCGTTGTGTGCTTCAGGACGTACCCGCCAACCTGATAGGACGAGACGCCTCGAATCAGCATGTTGTACAGCAACAGTGCGTCACCAGTCTGAAGTGGCGTCTTTAGTGGTTCGTTCGCGTCGTGACGCTTAACCTGATCCTTAACTGAAGAGACGCTATTCGGATTGTTCCTGTCGGTCTGAACTAGCGCCAGAACCCGAGGATGCTCGAAAATGCTTTTGCTGTTCTCGTTGCAAAGCAGTTGCCAGTTGTCCGCGTTGACGTCTCCGCCCTCTCCGGCGTTTCCGCTGGACTCGAAACTAAGTTTGCTGCGCCGACCGTTCGCTGTGTGTTCGAACTGGATGCCATCCTGTAGGCATTGGTTCGCGATGCCACTCAGACCGTCTCCAGCGGACTCGTACTCGTGCCGCGTTACCATTCCCTTCTGCGGATCGTAGCTATACCGAATGGACGTCCGGATAGGCTCGCGGCTTCCGTTGATAATTGGGCGTGGCATATCAGTATTTCACTGGTTCAATAGATCGCCCAAGCTGCGCCTCCATCATTGCTTTAATAGAAGCAAGATTCGGCGCCATCTCGCTCAACCTTTCCGCGCTCTTCTTTTGAGCGTCAGCGGCCGCAACTTCCGGTGCTGCCGCGTAAGACCCAAGGAAAATACCCATCTGCTGAAGCGAGTTAACTGAATTTGCTGGGCCTTTCTTTCGGCCCAAGTCCTCGAACTCGTTCTTCTTATTTTGAGCCTCAAGCAACAGCTCTGACCGCTTGTGTGGGTCAGCCTCTGAAGCGGCCTTTTCCTCAAGGTCGGCAGCTTCATTTTTGATCGCGTCCATCTTGTCGGCATCCGTCATGCCGGCGAGCGATCCTTTTTTCTTCGCGTTCGCCAGCCTTTCGGCATCATCCTCCGCCTGCTTCGAAAGCTTCGCGGTATCCTGCGCTGCCTCGCGTTCCAGCTTCTTCATCTCAAGCCCCATTTCGGCCTGCTTCACGGGGTCTTTTTCGAGCGCTGCCTTTTGCTTTAGTAGCTCGATTTGCTCTTTCAACGCGGCCAGCTTTTGGGCGTCAGTCATCAGTGCAAGCTTGGCGCGGCGCTCTTCGTCGTCGCCTTGCTTCTTAAGCTTCTCAAGCTCATCCTGACGCGCCTTCGTGAGCGCTGTGGCGTTCTTCTTTTCCTCGTTCGCGGCGGAGTTAAGCTTCGCGCTCTTCGCGTCCTCTGCGGCCTTCAGCTTGGCCGCGTCTTCCTTGGCCCACGCCTCGCGCATGTTGCTGCCGCCGGTCCAGAATTTATTTCCGGCGTTCGCTAGAGAGTCCAGCGGGTGCGATGGGTCGAACTGCATCAGACCGCTAATGACACCAAGGAACGGACCGAAGAAGTCGGCTGTTATTCCGCGCACAATCTCCTTTGACCAGTCGAACAACTTGGATAGCCCGACCGCCATCGGACCCCAGACATTGTCCCGCATCTGCGCGGCGAGCGTTGTCTGGTGATCTCCGATTGCATCAAGCGACCCAATGGTGTCCTCGCGCATGCCCATCTGTGCATCGCGGTAATTTTGAACAATGCTCGTGATGCCATCGCGGAACGCGGCAACCATGTCGCCAGCGCCCTTGCCTGCGACACCAACAAAGCCACCCATCATTCCATCCGGATCGCCTTTTCCAGCTTCGAACGCCTGAGCAATCTGCATCATGACGTCTTCCGGTTTCTTGTTCCGCAGGTCGTCAACAGAAAGGCCGATCTGCTTGAAGTTGTCGATCATGTCGGAATCGCCACCGAGCGCCTTCCGCATGTTAATGCCCAACTTCTGAAACGACATCACGGCGGAGTCAATAGAAGAGCCGTTCAGCTTCAGCGCGTGATCCCATTCCTGCACTGCGTCCGTCGAAATTCCCATGCGCAACGACAGGTCCTGCACGTGCCCGGCGTAGTCTATTGCGCCCTGCATTCCCTGCTCGATTACTCCAACGGACGCTATAGCGGCTAAGCTCCCAGCAACGCCGGACAGCCCGCTAGAGATTCCGCTTTTGATCTTCTCGCCGACCGTCTTGCCGGTGGCCTCATGCGACCCGTTCTTGATCGCCTCAATCTTCGTCCGCCACTCACCGAGCGCTCCCGGAGACATGAACGATCCGGCGATGTCCTTTCGACCGAGCATCCCTTGCCACATCTGATTCATGGCGGCCGGGTCCGCGGCCATACTTCGTCGCATGTCTGCGCCGGTTAACTGCGCCAGCTTCTTCGCCTCGTCGAATGACTTGGACAGCGGGTTGATATTCCCGCCAATCGTCGCAATGATTGAAGGTCCGGCCATGTTATTTGCTCGCCGCTATGGCGTCCTGTTCTGCGGCGTAGCGTTCAAAGTCGCCCTCGACGTCGTTCTTGATATTGATGCCGCCTTCCTGCTCCCAGTGGCAGGCCCATCGCATTTTCGCGAGTCCGTAAGGATAATCCCACGCCTGCTGTTCGGTTAGGTGTAGATGGGTCATTAGCCATTGCTGAAGGCGGAGAATCCAAGGGGAACCTGGCGAGCGGGTGCGGGTGTTTGATTCCGGCCCGCGGAAGTCGGAAACCTCGAACTCCGTCGCGCCGGCACTAAGGTACTCGTTGAATTTAGCGGCCTCCGTGGCGAAGTAGTTTCCGGATTCAAGGCCGACAGCCTTGCGCTTCGCGTGTGCGCGTGCAGCGCGAAATACCCGCTTCTTCCAGATCCAGAGCTTCAGCGCCAGAAAGCGGTCGTGCTCGATTCCGCAGGATTGCTCCCAGCTCTGGCAGCAAATCAGGACGGCGGCGGTAACCTGCGAAGGGTCAAGGCTCCCGTGAACGACTCCGGAAAGAATCTCGTCACGGGAGAATTGTAGAACGTGCCCGACAGAAAGAGGACGCAATAGCATCCCGAGCACTACGACCGGCACCGGCTGTGCCGCACGCGAAAGGGCGGCCTCGTGCATGAGTGGAGCGGTTAAGCTTCGATAGCCACAACTAAAGTCATGACGTCGAAGTCGGCAGCGATGGCGTACCAATCCGTTTGTGACGTCACGAGCGAAACGCCGTTGCCGGGCTCCAACTTCACGGACGTGTTTCCGGAATCGGCCGGGGACGTGTTCCCGATATATACGACGTGCGCGGCTGCGTAATTGTCGGCAGCGCCGGCTCCCGTAAATCCAGTGGACACCTTCTCGGCGGCAGTGAGGCCTCCCCATGGAGTCGTCATGTTTTTGAACATGATGTACTTCGGCGTGGTCACGTCCCCGAGATTAATAGCCTCGGACGAATCGCTGATCGTCTGGACATTCTCGATGACGTTGTCGCCAGACTGATCGAGCGTCTCCGTGACGGTGCTGATAACCTGCGCGCCGTTCTTGCTCCATCGGAGAGTTGTTACCCGCGTAATTTCGTTGGCCATTTTGAAAGGGTTCTGGGATTAGGAAACAGTGGTGGTCAGCGAGGCGTTCTGGTCAGAGTCCACGTAGCGCCGGAGCTTCAGCGTCATTTTGGCCGGTCCCTTCTGAGTGAGGTCTAGGGACTGGTCCCCTAGGTTGATCCAGTCGCCATTGCAAACCGCGGCCTTGAAATTGGCCATCGTGACCTTGGCTCCGGGGTTCAGGAAAACAGCGGTGGCAGCGGCGGCGTCACGGGTCGCGCCGGAAACTTGGAAAGGCACGTCAACCTCGTCGTGGCCGTTGGTCCAGATCAGCGCGGTGTCGAAGTTGGTCTCGTCTTTTAGCGCTTCCATGTCCCACTTGCGACCGACCTTGGCGCTTTCGAGGATGAACGAGGCGTATCCCTCAATTGTGATCGGCGACCCGCTGTTGGAGATGCCGTATAGTGTCGCCTTGCCGTTCTGGACTTCTTGGGCCATTTCCAATGGCCAACTGTCAACCGCCGCTAGCTAGATTGGCGGTCAGTCGCAGTCCTATCTGGTCAGTCCACGCGTCGCCGTCGTGTCGATCGTCGGCGTTCGTTTCGTAGCTCAACAGCTCTACAGAAAGGCAGGTGAAGTTTGCGATACCGACGCCAGCAGCCGCGGAGTTGATGCCATCCGCAAGCCCATCGCCGGATTGCTCGTCGTCACCGAAGCGCCGAAGCGCTGCATCCACGAGCGCAACAATCCGGTCAGATTCGTCTATCGGGTCAGTCTCCGATTCCTCGACATCTACGGGCCCAAGCGTGCGAATGTAGACCGTGCAATCAATGTTGCAGGTCGGGTCGAACGGGGTAATCGGAACCGCCCGGTGGCAGTTCACAATCACGCACGGCAATTCCTTTTCTCCGCTGCGCTTGAACGGGTAAACGGGGATCGCGGAGCCTCCCAGGTTGGCGGAGATGTAGGCGGCAACGGCGCGGTCGGCGGTGGAAAGTAGGAGGCTCATAAAGCGGCTTGCGCGGCGGCGGCGGACTTGGCGTTTTTCTTGATGACGTATTCCTCCATTGAAGATGCCTCGTTATCGAAGGCCTTCATGAGCGCCGGCATTCCGAACTTTTGAAGCGCGCCAACCGTGTCGCTTTTGGCCTGCGCCGAGTTAGTGATTGACGCCTTCAGTTCGACATCACTTGCAGACGAAAACGCGCCTTTCGCTTGTCCGAATTGCTTCACTCCACCGACAGCAGGAGCCGCAAGGTTCTTGTCTTCGGCCTTTGGGTCGAGCCCGCGAATTGCCGTCAGCCATCCGGACTTCAGGAACGATCTAGCTCGCACGCGAGATGCGAGCATGGAGTTTATCGCCGACTTCATTCGCGACCCGTACAGTCCATCTCCTTTTCCGTATCGCTTGCTCATCATTGCACCAGCGACAAGACCCTTATCTTTCGGCTCACGGATTCGCCGCGAAGTGGCCAAGTCCTTCAGCTGGCGAACGTTCTTTTGATCCGCGGCGTCAGTGAACCAAAGCGCCTTCCGTGCGATGAAATACCCCTTTGAATTCAGCACCGTAACGACGTCTTTTCGAGTCGCCTTGACGTAGGAATCAAGCGCCGCATTGAACCGCGATTGATCCCATTCCAAGCTCATATCACGCGCTCTTGTCCGGCGAGTCGCATTCCAACTCAAGCACGGCGCCGTAGTAGTTGGTCGTCCCCACGATGCGGTATTTGACCGGATCCGCGCTCGCGTTGCGCTTGTAGAGGATCGTCTGCCCCTCACGCGGGATTCCGACGCCGGACGGGAAGAGGATGATGCGAACTTTGATGGTGAGCGACGAAGAAACGCGGTAGCCGCCTTGATCCAGTCGCTTTCCGTTCTTCTCTGGACTGGCCGTGCAAGGATACTCGTCACCGGCCCACGTGAACGAGCAACGCAAAGAGGCCTCGCTCATCACGAGGCCTTCAAGCATGAACTCGACTTGCGAGCCGAGATCGACAGCGGGCATAGATAGCCTATCGCGAAAGCACCTTTGCGGCCTTAAGGCGGTACTTCACGGCGACGTTCGTGACGTACCCGTTCGCGTTCGCGTTCTCTGCGTGAGACAATTTCAGCGACGCGACATTCGGAACGGACAGATTGAAAACCTTCGACACCTCTGCGGTGCCGTTCGGCGTGATAGAGCACGACAGTGAAGGAGTCGTTTCGTAGGTCGTGCTGTCGAGACTCTTGGCGAAGTAAAACACAACGGCGGTCGTGTTCGTAGTGGACGCCTTGAGCGTCACCTGCACGTCCACACTGGCGTATTCGGACACACTGAACGTGTTGCCGGGCGTGTTCGTTGTGTTGGCCGCGATGACGTTCGTGCCGCCAGTAAGGACGGTGTAAACGGTCGGCGACTGCGCGAGAGCGCCGAGCGCAAGCGCGAAGATTGCAACGAGAGCGGAAAGGAGTCGTTTCATCAGGTGGTTTTCTTCACGGCCTTGGCCTTCAGCAGTTCGGCGACGTCAGGGTTTTTGCGGGCCAGCTCTTCAAGGCGGCGCTGGCGGCCATTGGCGCGGCCGTTCAGGTAGCCCTTCATCAGCTCCGGCGCTCCAATCTGCGGAGCCCGGTAGGTCTCATTGACGCCCGGAGGCTTCGGAGCAGGCTCCGGATCCGGCTCGTCGTTGGCTTCGCAGTTAAGCGCCGCCATTCGGTCACGGGCTGCGCTGGCCGCGTTCTTCAGCGACTGATCGCCTTCGGGTTCCGCATTGGCGCTCTGCGCCGTAGCGGCGACTGGCGCCTTCGGTTGAATCGGTGCGGCCATGGTGGTTAGGCGTTCGTGCGAACGGACACGATGCCGGCGCGGGACGCGGAACTCAGCACGTAGGACCAGTTCCCGACGGTGCCAAGCTCGGCGTTTGTGGCGCTCTGGCCGCTCGGAGTGCCGGTCCACTTCATACCGTTCAGGTGCATCACGAAGCGGGTTCGGTCATAGACCGTGTAATTGTTCTTGGCGGCGTCGATCTGGATATTGAGCGAGGCGACATCCAGGACGGGGTCGTTGATCGCGCCAGCAACCTGCGGCTTCTCGCCGACACCCACGACACCCTTGGAGAACAGATAGGAATCGTAGACGTAACCGTTCGAAGTGCCCGCCCGGACGAGCAGCGAGGAGGTGAACACCGGAACGCCGCGGTAAGTGCGGATGGGTCCAAGCTGGCTTTCAACGCCAGTCTTGAACGAGTCCTTGTCCGAGATTTCCAGCGAGGCTAGAACGTTCGGGTGCAACAGAAGGCCGCCGACATTAAGTGAGTCTTGAAGCTCACCCAAAAGTGCCTTGGCGTTGATGAACAGATCGGCGTTGAACGTCTGATCGGCGGTCGCGTCGGTGCCGGACTCGTCGAACGAATCAACACGATTGGCGCTGAGCGGGGCGGATGCGCTTGCGGCACCAAGGCCGGCGAACGCGCCACGCACCAAAGCAATCAACGTGGCGTTCCGCTGCTTCATCCGGCGGGCCACCATCTGATTAATTAACTCCTGCACGGGGTCAGCGCCGGACACCTGACCGGACAGCGCGCTGGCGCCGTTGGCGGTGACGCGATTCAGGATTGGCGCAACTTGCTTGTCAGTGCCGGCACCCTGAATGCTCGGGGCGGTATCCTCAACTTGGATGGCGTCGGACTGATCGGTGATGTCGAGGAAAAACGGGAGATTGCCAGAGATGCCGGCGCCGGACGCGAGGTCACGTGCGGTCTGCGTCTCGACGGCAATGCCGGAATTGAGGATGCTCGGGAACGTCGCTTGAGCTTCGCGCATCCCGTTGATCCAGATGTCGGGCGTCCAGGCGCTGGCGATGGAGAATTGGGCCATAGTGCTGTTTTGTGGGGGCTGTGGTTACTTGAGATTGGGTTTCTTATTCGCAGCAAGGCACCGCTCAGTGAGCGTCTGCGGATTGCTGGGAACGGAGGCGGCCGGCGAAACGGCCGGGAGCTTGCCGGGGTCGAGGCTCTGCGACGCAATCACCTCGTTGGCGCGCTTGCTCTCGGCGGAAACCTTCGATTCAAGATCGGCGATCTTGGCGGTGAGCGCGGCGTTCGTGTCGGATGCGGCCGAAAGAGCGGTATTGGCGGCGACCAAGTCGGCGTCCAGCTTGGAAACGCGGCCGGTCAGCTCGGCAACCTGCGCAGAGAACTTGCTAGACTCGGCTTGCGCGTCGGCGATGGACTTGAGCGTGGCCTCGGCGCGAGACGAAAAGCCAAGGAGGCTGGAAATCTGTTCAGTCAGCGACATTTCCAGTCGCCAATTGTCAACCGCGGTAGACTCAGAAGAGCGCCACAACCGCGTCCAGATCAGGCACAATCATGTCGATAAACCCCTTCGCGAGCGCGGATTGAGCCTTGAAGCATTGACCCTTGAGGTCATCCATGCTGACCATTGGCCTACGCTCCATGACGTGTGAGTAAAACTGATCCGCCATCTCGTTGACTCGGTCTTGCAAGTGCTGGATCTGGACCGCGTCCAGCGGGATTCCCGGGGCACCCATGCCCTTGTACTCACCGGATGTGATGAGCAGCGGCTTCAGGCCCTCGGCCTTGAACTGCTCCGATTGGTCGAGCAGGTAGCAATAGACCCCGACGTTCGCGATGTCCGCTGACTTCGTGGCGCAAACGAAATTGCACGCGGACGCCAGCCAATAACCGCCACTGCAAGCCATGCCGGGAATATAGGCGGCTGTTGGCTTGCTGCATTCCATGATCTCGTCCGCCAGCTCCGGGGTTCCGGAATACATCCCGCCGGGCGAGTCAAAATGGAAGATGATGGCGCGACAATCCGGATTGCTCTCGGCCTCTTCCAGGTCGTCGAGAATGTCCTGCACGTCGATTGCGCCAGCACCCTTTTCGAAAGCTCCGAGCCCGCGACCGATTGGGCCATTGACCGGGATGTGCATAATCCCGTCGTGATCAAGCTCCGCCTGCGGCAATTCAACTTTCGCGCCGCACATATCGACACCTTCGCGGGCGGCCTGATCCTTGTTGCGATGCTCGGCGAAAATGCGCACCAGCGATGCGTGCGATTGCGGAGTGAGAATCAGCGGCTCACTCGCGAGCGTCTGGTGGATTTGAACGAGGTTCATTTCTGAAGCGGTGCAGGCTGACTGCTCGGTTGCGTCTTCGGGCTTTGAGCCATCGGATTCGGGGAGCGTTGCTCAAGCAATTCAAGGGCCCGATCAACGCTGATCTGCGGGAACTGTTTGTTGATGTCCACGGCGCGGCCGATGGTTTCCTTCAGCTCCAAGGCCCGCTGCTCATCCACGCGGCGGTAATGCATCCCGTGCGTCTTCTGGGAAACAATCGCCTTGTTCGTGATACCCAACTTCAGCGCCTCGCGGTCGGCCGCGGCCTCGTTGCCGGCATCCACTGAAATCGGCTTCGGCATCCCCGGCTCCATCAGGTACGCATCCGCTCCGCGGTCGTTCCGCGTCAGATAGCCGTACTTCATTCCCATCGCGATTGCGTAGGAAACGGCGCGCCTCCAGCGGCGGTATCCGGTGCGCTGGCGCGCCCAGATGGTCTGGTTCGCGAGATCGCACAAAATGCGCGCAGGGGCCCGGCCCGTCTTCTGAAGGTCCAGCAGCTCGATATACCACCCGAGCGAAGCAAGGCACCCGCGGGTCACGCGTTCAATGTGCGCTTCGACGTTCGGGTGCGGGTTTTTGTATTGGAGCGCCTCGATGCTTTCGCCGGCCGGCGCCGAAAGGTAGTACATTTCCCCGCCCTCCAGTTCCTCGTAGGCAACCTTGCGATCCGAAACCGCGGAGCCGTCGAACATGTTTCGGTTTGGGTCCGCGTTGTCTTCCCCGAGGATCGCTTCGTTGCCGACCGGAGCTTCGCCATCCTCGTTCTTCGTAATTAGCCCAACCGATGCGCCGCGCTTGATGCCTCGGCGAAGGAAATCGTCAATGTCTTGCAGGTCCATCCACCGCAAAAGGCCAGTCGCCATGCGAGGAATCCCGCGGCCTTGATCCGACCACTGCGGCTCGTAGGCGAGGTCTGCGTTGAAACTCGAAATGTCAGAATACTGCCCGTCGTCGCCCGCGATCCGGATTCCGATTGGGCGGCTATTCCGGTCGAAAATGACACCGTCGAAAATGTTGGCCCCGTCGAACTGGCCACCGGAAACGGTATCCATGGCCGGCGATTGGTTGGTTCCATATTTCGCCGTCGATGAAATTCGGGTTGCGGGGTAAAACGCCAACTGCGGGAATCCGCTCGCCGTCTGCGTCAACACCATTGCGTCATCCCCATCCACGTCCCACGCGACGGACGATAGGACCATGCTGCTCTTGAAATCGTACAGTGGGCCCCGGACGTTGCAATTCGGCATCCACTGGTTATTTACGAAATTCTCAGCCTCTTCGCCCCACGCCTGATCCTTGCCGGTGTAATGGTAATCCCACGCGTCGCCGAAAGCCCAGTTCGCCCGCTGGTTCACGGCTGCCGACAGGACGTCAATCTGCGCGAACAACTGGCGGGAGTAATTGACCA